CTGCTGCCGGATGGCATCCAATAATTCTGGCAGCGGTGGCCGGATTCCCTCGGTCTGTTTCCATGCCTTACGGGCATCTCCTTTGGCCACACGGCGCGGGTAAACCTTCCAAAATTCTTCAAAGTCTGTCATTTCTAGTCCACCAAAGAATAAGGCCAACCAATATGGCCACGATCAAAATAAACCAAGTAAATTCAAAAAATATTTGAGATTGAATGGAATAAGGAATCATGCGTCTTTTCTTTCGCGAATAGCGCTGGAAACTTGTTCCAATTCAATGCCGTTAAACCATGCCATTTCGGCCACTTTGGCGCATTGTTCGCGCTCATAATCGGCGGCTTTTTTTATTGAGGTAATTAAACGATCAGTAGCAATCTGCCTAAACTCGGCAAGCATACTGTTTGCAAACTGTTCTAGCTGCGCCTGAGACGCATACCAATTTTTTTTACTTTTTCTTAATCCAGATTTGATTGCAATTTCTTCGAGGTCATCGAGGGTCATTTGCGTTCTCCTTTTTGCAGAGAATAAATGATTAATAAATAGTTTGCAACCTAGGATTTGTTTGTTTATTTTTTTTAATAGATTACCCAAGGGGTGGAAACATCCACCTCAATCCCAGAGTTTCCTCCCAGATAACGCATGACGCAGCGATTCATTCATTAAGAGTCTTGTCCCACCACTTTCCTCTTAACTATTCCGGTCCCTCGCTGACAGGCCAGAACCCAAACACGGGGTGCAATGCTGGGTGTCTTTTATTCCGCGCAGCCGATTCAGGCCCATTGCTATCGTGCGGAGTACGGTCAGCTGGCCAATAAAAAAACCGCAAATCCTTGGGTGGTGCGGCCTGGCAGGGCATCCTTGGAATAAGTCCTCATTAGATCAAAATGACCAATTCCAAGCATTTATCGCACCACCGAAAAATTCGGGGTTGCTGATCATAATGAGATTCCACCGGTTGCCACACCGCTGACAACCATATATTACCACACTTAAACCAGAGTTAAACCAGGGTAACCTTAGTAAAAAAAACAACACTTTTCTAGGTGTTTACCCTAGTTTTATAGGGGATTTCCCTAATTTTGTTAAAAAAACACCAAAAACCTATTGGATTGCGCAAATAAACAGTTTATTATTTATTCACGGTCAACTTTCCAGACCGGATAAAAAAGGAGCAAGTAAATGAAACAAGCAAATCTCTGCAAAGCATACACAAGCAAAAACATTCTTTTTTGTGATCGGTTGGTTGAGGTGCTTTATGCAATTCTTCCATCTGGCCAAGTTATCGAATCCAAACCACAGTTTTATTCAAACTCTTTTGATGGCCGTACTTGGTTTGTTTCCAGTATTAGCGCAAATGAAATTGCAAACCTTGAATTTATCGGTACATACAAGGCCCCAACACTTTAATTAATTAACGGGGCTACGGCCCCATTTATCGGAGAGAATAATATGCAAGCAATCGACATTCAAATCACTCAAGTTGACCGCCTAGGTTTACTGTTAGCACAAATCGCTGACCTGACCAAAGAGGCAGACGCAATCAAGGACCAACTCAAAGAGGCAGCAACTGCCGGCGGTCCATCCTCATACGAGGGCAATCTATATCGCGCCACCGTTGTGGCCAGCAACCGCCAGGTTGTTGATTACAAGGCCCTGATTGCTGACATCGGCGTTACCGATGAGCAGCTGCAGATGTTTACCAAAACCACCGCAGTATTTGCAGTAAAAACCGTTAGTCGTTAATCAACCGGGGCCTCGCGCCCCATTTTTTAGGAGAATAGAGATGGATGATTTACAAGACTTGCATCACCAGCAGCAGCTGGAACACCAAGAGCAATTAGCGCAGCCGGTTTACTGCGACTACATTGCTCATCTAACCAAAAACGCCATAAATGCGCGAGACCCGCTTGGAATCATTATGGGTGCTGGCCGTATTCATTGGGACCTCAGTTCAGAGGGCCAGTTTCTTAGCACTAAAAAACATATGTTTGTTGTTGATTGCAATAACCGTCATTACAAAATTACTGTGGAGGAATTATGAAAGACACCAAAATTAACCTTGTTGCACATCATTTAATCAGCAAGAAAAAGATAACCAGCTGGGAGGCAATTGGCCGGTATCACGCAACACGACTAGCTGACATTATTTATGACCTAAAAGCCGAGGGCTGGGACATCTTGACCGAGATGGTCAAGGACGAAAACGGGGTGCGTTACGCTGTATACCGTTTGCTTTCAACACCTAAAAATCATCGGGTGGCAGCATGAAAAAGACTAACTTTGAGGCCAATAAATGGCAACGCAATTTGTTTGTTAAAAAAGAATCGCCTTGGATGGAGGCCTTGGCTGCAGTTGGTTTAGTGGTGTTTTGTTTACTTTTGGCATTTATTTAATCGGAGAGATGATGAAAAATATAGCAACTGCATTAGTTAAAGCGCAAAAGGCCTTTGGGCCTGCGCTAAAATCGTCCACCAATCCACACTTCAAATCAAGGTATGCTGATCTGGCTGCCTGCGTTGAGGCCGTGATTGATGCCTTAAACGAGAACGGGATTGCCTTGCTGCAGCATTCGCATGAATGCGCGGACGGCATCATCATTGAGACCATTTTCTTACATGAGTCCGGCGAGATGATCTCAGGCGGCAAACTCCATGTGCCAGCCACCAAGCAGGATGCCCAGGGTTATGGGTCAGCAATGACCTATGCCCGCCGGTATTCGCTGCAGGCAGCCTGTGGAATTGCGCCAGAGGACGATGACGGCAACCAGGCATCGCGCCCAATCAAACCTAAATCAACGCGCACCAAGGCCGAGATTGAGGCCCAAATATCTGCAACAGCAACAACCGAGCAGTTGACGGCAACCTGGAAAACATTGCTGCCAGATGAGCGCGAACTGGTGCGCGAGTTTGCAACTAAACACAGCGAGAAACTAAAAGGGGACGAAAATGCGGGAGCCTAATCCATTTCAACAAGACGGGACCTGGTGGAATGACCGCCTAGGCAAACTAACTGGTTCCAGAATGGCAGCTGCCATGAACTTTTTAAAGTCTGGCAAAGAGTCAAGTGAGCGCGAGAACCTACGGTATGAGGTGGTGGCCGAGCGCATTACTAACACTTTTGCCGATAAATACATGACCGCAGATATGCAATGGGGTGTGGACCAAGAGGCCGCAGCCAAAGAGGCCTTTGAGACTCTTACAGGGTTGATGGTTAAGGATGTCGGTTTTATTGACCATCCCAGTATTCCAAACTGCGGGGTGAGCCCAGACGGGTTTGTTTCTGACGGCTGCTTGATTGAGGTCAAATGCCCAAAGACCAAAACTCATATGAAGTATGTGGCCAATCAGGTTATCCCTGTTGAATACAAGCCGCAGATGCTTTTGCAATCGGCCTGCACCGGCAAGGATGTCTGGTTTGTGTCTTATGACCCGCGAATGGGCGAGGGGCGCGATTTGTTTATTAAAAAATACATCCCAACCCCAGAAGAAATCGCCGAGGTTGAAGCAGCTGCCGAGAAGTTTTTAACCGAATGCGATGCCCTTTTTGACTTTTTTAACGATAAATCAAATTACTTTGATAAAGGAGAATTTTAATGTTGATGATTGGATTAGCCCGCTTGGGCAATGACCCAGAGGTTCGGTATACACAAGATGGCAAGGCCATTATGGATTTGTCTTTAGCGTTTTCTTATGGCCGCAAGGTTGACGGTAAGCAGCCAACCCAATGGGTAGATGGGACCATGTGGGGTGACCGCTGCGAAAAATTAAAGCCGCATTTGACCAAAGGCCAGCTGTTGTTTGTCAGCATGACCGAGCCCCATGTAGAAACCTATAAGCGCAAAGATGGCACCGAGGGGGTCAGTTTAAGGGCTAGGGTGGGCGAATTAGAGTTTGCTGGGCCTAAGCCTAACTCGCAGCCAGAAACGCCTCAGAGCGCCGAAAAATACCCTTCCCGGTCATATGTGCCTATTGACGATGACAACCCATTTTAGGAGAGGAAACATGAAAATGATCATAGCTGGAGTTTGTTTACTAATCCTTAGTGGTTGCGGAATCCTGCCAGACAAGCAGGCCATGCCAGAGCAGCAGCTGGTAGTGGACGATAAAGTCCATGCCATGAGCCGTCTTGAGGTGGTTACGGCCATTCAGGATTGCCAGGTAGCCAAGACCAGGGCGGTAGTGATTTACGCAAAACGCAAAGTAGGTGGCATGACCCGTGACATTGTGGTGGATGTTTCATGCGCCCCGCTTTATTGATTGTTGGGGCCGTTTTGCTTGTTTTAGGGCATCTGGAGGCCGTTCATAACGCCTACCTTGAGGGGTTTTCAGATGCGGTAATCATGCAAGAAAAAAACCCCACGGTTGAGGTGGGGCCAAAGGGTGCCAAGGAAACACCAGAAGTCACTATTTAGTCTATCACGCGTATGGCCGAGTACCGCTGCGATCAATAATCAATGCCTGCTGCCGGGGTTTGTCTTCCGGATTGTTGGGGATTGAGATGTGGGTCCAGCGGTCAAACTCGCGGATTACTTGGTCATAGCCAATATCCGCAGCAATTACGGCCTTAACTACTTCATCTGGGGTCATGCCTGGGACACGAATATCTGCAGCGCAGCCAATCCGATGCTGACTAGAGTCTTTAGACCCTACGGCATCGTTGACCAGTTTGGACCTAAATGCGCTATTAATCATAACGGGTTTACCGCCAACAACCGTTTTAACTTGCTCTAAAAACTCTGCCAACCGTTTTAAATTTGATAATTCATTGAGGTTTGGTGAGTTGTCCCAGCCGTTCCGGGCGGCAGTTTCAGAGGCAGTTAATTCCTCAAGGGTAAAGTGTTCACTTAGGTTCATCTTTTTTAGCCTTCATTTCCATAATCTTTTCAAGGGTTCGGCCACCAAAATAGGCCGACATAATCAACATACCCCATTCGCCTAATAAATTGACATACGATTCTTTGGCATCGTAACCAAATGCCGACATCATGGCAAACAAGAAATAGCCTGCAAAAATAGCAACTAAAGACATTGGTCTGATGTTTTTTGATAGCCAGGAATCGCTTGATAGGTCTGCTTTCCACCGGTCAGATATATTGTTTTGCTCGTTCATGTCGGCCTGTAATTCGGCCAGTTTGCCTTCTTGCTGCATCTTTAATAATTCTTGCTGGGCCTTGGCTTTAGCCTCTGGGTCTGGAATAAATTTATCTAGGACCTTCATCCCAACATCAAATAAAGCGGTTAACGGAAACATTATTTTTTACTCCCCCATACTATGTAATACGCAATCCAAGCCGCTATTAAAAAACACCAAAACTGAACCCACTTAACTTTAGATAGTTCCGCGTCAAAGTATTTCTTATCCTCGCGCTCTAGCCGTTCAATTTCAGTTTTAATGTCTAATAACTTTTGCCATTCTTTAGTTCCATACTTCTTAATAAAATCTACTCTTAATTTGTATTCCTCATCCGAAATCTTTTTCCGGTGCTTATATTCTTCCAGGGCCTTGTAAATTGCCCGTTCTTTTTTTAACTCTGCTTCTCTGCGCTCTCTAATTCTTGCTTGCGCTTGCTGTTTTGCTACATCAACTGCCTCTTTTTGAACATCTTCGATGTTCTTGCCAATCTCTCTACCAGCCTCTCGGCCCGTTTTTAAACCTTCACTAATGCCCTTGGCACCAGCGGATAACCCCAATTCGTCTGACATATCTCATCATTTATCTTTTAATTTCCGCAATATGTCTGAGATTGGCATTCCTTTTATTTCTTTCCACCCAATATAAATGCAGGCATACATAATGAATAAAAAAAAACTAAAAAATACCGCAAAGGTTATTACCGCAAAAAAAGCGATAAATAAAGCAAACATATTTAGAATGGTCATTAACATTTAATTGGCCATTAGTATGACAACCGAAATAAACAAAAGAATTAGGATATAGATTCTTTTTGCCCAATACTGTTTATTAAGTATCCGCGGGTCTTGAATCAGGTAACTCTGCAACTCCAGCATATCCTGCTCGCTTTCAATGTATTTTGGCCTTAACGGATTAAGATCATACTTAGAGCCAATCTTAATTTTGCCGTTGTTATATGGCACATCCATTACTTATCTGCCTTATCGTTTAGCCGGTCAAAAAACGAGGACATAATGCTTTCTAGCTTGTCAAACCGTGCGGCCATTTCAATCCTTACTTCTTTTAGGTCATCTCGGCGCACATAGATTTCTGGTAAGTCTTTTTCAATTTGGTGGATGTCTCGGCGCAACTCCTTGACCGAATCCCAAATTTCTCTAGCAAACCAGCCAATCGCTGCAACAAGGCATCCTAACCCAAAGTTAATAATTGTCTGCCATTCCATATTAAGTCTTCATAATGTAGCAAAGTGCATAATAAGGAGGCAGATTAGCATTAGTTCCGCTAACTCCAGCAGTATTGACAGTAATTGCAGTAGTATTAGTGCTTGAATAGGTTGAGCTACCAATTGCACCACCACCAAAACCACCATCCCATCTTTGACCAGCATCAAATCCAAAAGGATTCCATTGTGCGCCTGTATCACCGGCATTTGAACTACTTAAATGCCTATGTCCTGGGTCTGTAATTGAATGGGTATGACTTACAACCACAGAATCAGCTGAACCACCTATTGCGTTTACAGCGTATGTTGATCCTGCGCCAACTACAAATCGATCTCTTAAATCTGGGGTGCCGTTTGAGCCATTACATAACACATATCCAGCAGGAATTGATCCAATAGATCCAGACCATAAGAAAATACCTCCAGATGGTATTGGGGTTGCAGCTGGTGGTGTTGCACTAACAATTCCATAAAGATTGTCGTATGTTTGTATGGTTACATCTGCAGATGTTTTTAATACAAATTTATAGAAAAAACCTTCTGTCAACCAAATAGTTGCTGGTGGGCGGCCATCCGTTCCCAAAATAATTGGGTTGGTATTTGCAATTAAGCCGCTGGAATCGGTATAAGTTGTAAGCGGAGTTGTTGATCCAGCTTGGTAGGTATAGATTTTGCCGGCGTTTAATGGCAAACCATCGTTATTAAAAAACTGAAAACCATTACCTATGGGTGATAAATTGACTGCAGGCATAATTATTTTCCTTTACCAACATCTTTAAGTGGGATCATTTTCTTTTGAGCGCGTTTTAATGCAGATTTTTCTGCCATGGCCACACCCTTTTTAGCGCCATACATACCGCCTACAGTTGCTCCAACTCCTGCTCCTGGCACACCACCAAGCGCCCCACCTACAGCACCGCCAACAGATGTGCCTACAGTACCAAGTAATGGGGCCGCGCCCAACCGAATTAGATTGTGAGCCTGTATTGCTGCGCCAGGATAAGACGCATCGTATTTAACTAGATGGCCGGCATCGTGCAAGTCTTTGACCATCTGAGCCAGTTCTTTGTCTTCCATCAAAACGCCTAATTTACGGTTGTTGTCGTTTAGGTATTTTGTAATAGCAGCTGCATTCCATTGGCCTTTATTTTTAGAACCTTCTTGCAATATACGGTTTGCAAACTGTGCCTTAATTTCTGCAATTGCAGCATCTGCCTGGGGCCTTACTTCTTCTGGCATTTCTTTAAGCAGCTTGATTAAATGGCGCTGTTGGTCTACATCCATCCGCTCAACAGTTGAGGCAATCTTTTCAAACGGCACGGCACGGTTCATAGGTGATTGTGGATCGTAATCCATAATCTTAGCCACACCCTTTGGATCGTCTAATAAACGGGCAATCTTGGTGCGAATATCTCTAGCTTTTTTGTAAACATCCTGACCAGCCACGCTAGTAACATCGTTATCAATTCTATCTTTTAGGCGGCCAATAATTCCAGACCGCTCATTATTCCAGTTGGAATTAATGTATTTTCGCAAGTTTTCTGCCTGCTCTACGGTCATCGGTTTTATTTTGCCGTTAGCATCTAACAAATCATTTTCTCTTAAATGCGACTCAATACCACGGCGCAAAGACATAAAACTGTCGTTGACCGTAAAGTTAGAATCTGTGTCTAAGAATTTCTGTATGTTGCTTGGCACAACTGCTGGTTGATTACCAGCAACTTGTTTGGCGCTTTCATAAGCCTGGTTCATCTGGGTTTGCAGCGCAGTCTTAAAGTCATCAAACGGGCGCGCAATCCTTGTGCCACGGTCATATAAAGCGGTTTCATCAAGGCCTAAAGTTCCGCCGGTGCGCTCAACAATCCGTTGACCAAAGTTTTCTAATGTAGCCCGCTCGTTAGCTAATGTATCTCTATATAACTGGCCTACTGGCGCGTCTACTTTGCTGGTCTGGAACTCATTAGCAGCGGCAAATCCATCACCTAAAATTGATGATTCGCGAGCGTTTTCCAAACCAACACGGGACAAAATTTGTTTGCGCTGCTCTTGTTCTGCCAGGTTTACTTTGCCTTTGGGCGCGTATTTAACCTCTGGAAATGGCTGCGTATTGGTTGGCGCAGGCATTGTTGGAGTTTGAATTTTTGGTGCGGGCGGTAATGTGCCAGTTGGCACACCTTTTTTAGCCTGTAATTGGGCTTGAAACTCCGCATAAGTTACTTTTGGTTTGCCCATAGTTGGCTCAACTTTTGAAGCCTCTGGTAATTTTGGCTCGGCAGTTCCTAGGGCGGTTTCTACCTTTTCAGCAGTTTTTACAGCGCCACGCTGAATTGATGGGGCTACTTTTACACCGCCTCCGGCAGCTACGGTTCCCATCATATTTTCAATGTCGGTAGCCGGTAATCCTGTTTTTTCAGCAATCCATGCTGCGCCCTTTTGAAAATTTTCACTAACAAAATTAAAGAGTCGGCGAGTTGCCTCACTTTGGTATTCTGGCGTTTCAGTTACGCCAAATGTTTTGCCCATTCCGCCCTCAAACGGTGCAGCAGCTGCCGTGCTAATTTCTTTAGCCTCTGTTGGACTTTTGCCGATTGCACGGGCTCCGGCATAGGTAACTGGCTCAACAATTCCAGGGACAATATTACCGATGGTCATATCATAAAAACTAGCAGCGGTTCGGCCAAACTGAGTTAACGGGCCAGCCTCGCCCATTTCTTTAACTTTGCCAACCTTTCGTGCTGGGGTTTCGGTTGTTTTTGTTTGTACGGGACCACCTAAAATCATGTCACCTACAAGGTCAGCAGATGTCTGGCGCATGGTTGGCTGCGCTGTAGGTTGCGCGGGGGATGCTTGTGTTGATGGCTCATTAAATGATCTAGCCATAATTGGCTGCGAACCAGTAGACATCTCAAAAAACCGCTGACGAATATCTAATGGATAATTATTAAATTTTTCAGGCGTTGATAATATTTCTTGCAATCGATTTGGGTTGTAACCCATTTCTGTAAATCGTTTAACTGCCATTTCCACCTGGCTTGGCTGCAAATTTTCAAAACGAAAACTATCACCAGACTGCTGTTGCGGCGGCGGTTTTGTGCCACCTAATATTAGTTGGCCAATATCTTGCATTACAGATCACCCGAGTTTGTTAATTTGATCAAGTTATTGTATTTACGGAACAAGTCTTTGCGCTGATCTTCGCTCATATCGCCAAGCAATTTGTCAGTCAATTCTTTGCGTTTGTTTGCATCTTTTACATCGCGCGCAATATTCATAATTTCAAATATACGAGAATCAGCATTTGC